AGATCAGAGTTCCCGCTAACCGAGACCTATGGGAGGGTAAATGCGTCTCTCATCCTGCCTTTCTTCTGAGGGTGGAGAAAGTAATAACGTAAACTGGTAATCCCTATACCTTCTACTTATTTCTTTTTAATCAAAAATGACTGCTACAATTGCTACACGCCGTTATGGCCAAAATCCCTGGGAACAGTTTTGTGACTGGGTTACTTCAACGAACAATCGCCTTTATGTTGGTTGGTTTGGAGTTCTGATGATTCCTTGCCTTCTTGCTGCGACTGTTTGTTTCATCGTTGCTTTTATTGCTGCACCTCCCGTAGACATTAACTAATCGGTGTCCCTTACTCGTAAGAGTATTGACGAAACTGGGTGAATTGCTGGAAACCGAAAGGTAATCAGCAGCCAAGTCCAAAGTACACTTTGGAAAGGTTCAGAGACTACCTGAGAGGTTCAGTCCTCTTAATAACAGGTTTAAGTGCCCAGCCCCTTCTATGAAGGGTGAAGATATAGTCCAAACTTTACAGAGCAATCTGAAATAACCTAAGTCTTATGATATGGTTATTTGTATAAAGTTGCGACGGGATCAGAGAGCCAGTTGCTGGTTCTCTACTTTATGGAAACAACATCATCTCTGGTGCTGTTGTTCCAAGTTCTAATGCTATCGGCCTGCATTTCTATCCTATTTGGGAAGCAGCAAGTCTTGATGAGTGGCTTTATAATGGTGGTCCTTATCAACTCGTTGTCTTCCACTTCCTGATTGGTGTCTTCTCTTATATGGGTCGTGAGTGGGAACTCTCCTATCGTCTGGGTATGCGTCCTTGGATCTTCGTAGCATATTCTGCACCTGTTGCTGCTGCTACTGCTGTATTCCTGGTTTATCCTTTTGGTCAAGGTTCTTTCTCTGACGGTATGCCTCTGGGTATCTCTGGTACTTTTAACTATATGCTGGTGTTCCAGGCTGAGCACAACATTCTGATGCACCCCTTCCACATGCTGGGTGTGGCTGGTGTGTTCGGTGGCTCCCTGTTCTCCGCCATGCACGGTTCTCTGGTTACTTCGTCGCTCATTCGTGAAACGACTGAAGATATTTCCCAGAACTATGGTTACAAGTTTGGTCAAGAAGAAGAGACTTATAACATCGTAGCTGCTCATGGTTACTTTGGACGCCTTATTTTCCAATATGCTTCATTCAATAATAGTCGATCTCTGCATTTCTTCCTTGCTGCTTGGCCTGTTGTGGGTATCTGGTTTACTGCCCTAGGTGTTAGCACCATGGCTTTTAACCTCAATCGTCGGGGTCCCGTCCTAGCAATTTGACGGTAAACTTTGGGTGAATTGCTGGAAGCCCTCCATAAATGGGTAATCAGCAGCCAAGTCCAAGACGCTTCTTGGAAAGGTTCAGAGACTAGTCGGTTTTCCAAGCGTGGAATGTAATACGACATTAGCGCCCAACATCCCTCTGGGATGAAGATATAGTCCTCTCCTTAAAGATGGTAAATTTAAGGAAACAGAGGACACATTTATAAGCATTAAAGGACATTAACACACATTTATAAGCATTAAAGAGCATTAAAGAGTATTAAAGAACATAATAAGTTTTCCACAATTAACACACACTTTTCCACAACTTTTTCCACAGATTGTTATGTTTTCCTAACATATGTTTTTACACATATTCACATAAAAAGGCCCAAAAAAAGACTAACAATTCAATATAATATGCTATGCAATATTTTAAATAAACTATACAATAAATAAATTGTTGTAATCTACAATGCAATGGCAAGAGGCATCATCTATCTCATTACCAACAAAGAGAATGGATTCAAATATGTCGGTCAAACCACTCAGGCAATGAATAAAGAGTGGCAACAACACATACAAGAATCTAACCGTATGTCAAAGAAACCACTACATATCGCCTTTCGTAAGTATGGTGTAGGTAAGTTTAATATCAAAGAAATAGATGAATGTGATGAGAGTTTACTGAATGAGAAAGAAGCATACTGGACTAATCACTATCATGCATGGGATGGATATAATGTCAAACCAAAGGAAATAAAAGAAGAGAAAAAGAAAGTAGAAATTGATAAACCAATTAAAAAACGATCATATGATCATTTAACAAATTGGAATGTTTTATCTCCTGAAAAAAGAGGAAATGGAAAACACTCTGGTTTAAAGATAAGAGGAAAGAACTTAACTACTGGAGTATGTACTGACTATGAGAATGCAAGAATAGCAGCAAAAGCAGTAACTGGAAATGAAAATAGAAACAGTAACATATTACTTGCTGCTCGTAAGTATGGTACTGCCTATGGTCATAGATGGCAGATATTAGAAGATAAGAGTAAAAAGAAATCAGTATTTGGTGTCAATAAAAAAACCGAACTGATTGAAGTTCGGTTTGAAAGTATGGCCGCAGCTTTAAGAGCTTTTGACAGTGAAAATAGAAATGTAGGATTGCGTAAGAGTATTAAGAATCCTGGTCGTTATTCATGGAAAGGATATTATTGGTTCTTTGGATAAAACTAAGGTAGAAGAATTAGATGTGAAACACGATCAGATGAAGAACGTTCTTCCAATTTATTAATCATAGATTGAAGTTGATCTGCCGTGCATTGATAATAATAAGATAGAAATTGATCTTCTTGAACTTGAGTGATCTTCTGTTCAAGTAGTTTATGAAGCTCAATCAGTTGACCCTGATGAAGAGAAACGCAGTACATAATTCAATAATCTCCGTAAGTGGGTTATGTTCAGACAGTAGCACGACGACGCTTGACTTCATTCATTACACAGTCGTCAATGGTCTCATTGATCTGCTCATAGATCCAGTCACGCTCACCCAAATCAGCGAGTACAATCTCCACAAACTCTTCCTTTGGCTCAGGAACCTCATGCTCACCATCGTAGAAGTAAGAAGAACCAGTGATGTCATCTTCAGTGAACAGAAATGCAGCGATGGGAGCATCTTCTCCATGAGATTGGATCAGGCGATCGACAGATTGACGAAGTTCGGA